GACCGCAGCCGGGTTGGAGATGATGGAGGTGATAAGGGGTTGTGAGCACTTGTGGCATCACTGGGGATGGGAGTTGGGATTCGAGGTCCGCCATGTTGTTTGAATTTACGGTTTAACCACTTCTGAACTGGTGCACCGACAAAGGGGTCAGCTAATTTAACTGCTGTAACTGCAGTATTCTTAAAATTATCCTTTAACCGATCGGTCCAACCACCGTCAGGAGTTTCAAAATGGACAGGTATATCCTGTATTGGCGGAGCAATCATAAATAAAAATAATATAATTGCGTTAATTGTAATAAATAGAAACGTTGTTATCATAAACGCGAGAGAACATTTTTATAGGGCACAGTTAACTACTGATTTCTCAGCCCCTAGGGAGCCCTATTGTCTATCCTCCCAACCAATACCAGAGTAGTGAGCCCACAACTCAGCATCAGTTTTATAATTTTTCCATGCATTAATAATTTCAGGTTTTTTACTATATATGGAGGTTTCCTCCCTTCCTCTAAGATAATTTATAAGATCATCAAACCAATACTTACAAGAATCGCAAGCAAAAGTTTCTCCACGCAAATTACAAGCACGGATTATAGTCATCTCAGGTTTTCTAACTTCATTATATCGATACATAGATGTGCGCATTTTACAACAATCTATAGTTGGTAAATACATTGTAACTTCTGGAAAATGTGGTAAAGTTTTCTTAATAAAACCATGTCCAAGAAATGTAGTTTCAGCAAATGGCACAAACCCACTATGAGCAAACTCATAGTCCATCCCTATCTGTCCAGCTACTCCTTCAATAGAAGCGCGATTGAACCACTGGTGGAATTCTGGGTGCACCGAGATGTTGATGTCATCTCCACAAATACACATACGTGTATATTTCTTAAAACATGAATAAGTTTGATATTCTTTCGGCACTAATAATAGCCAAATGACAACAAAATCCATAAAATTTTTAAATGTATTATCAGGTGTGGTATTAGCCTGACCTGATGGATTACCAATAAATCTAGCATAGACGTTACCATCTATGTTGACCAAAGGTGCAGAATGGAGCTCCCAATATAACTGTTTCACTCTATTATAATTATCAATATCATAACGACCCCAATGGGCCCGAGCTCTAAATACTAGCTCAAAAGTGTGTCTTTGGAATCGACCATCAAATTTCTTACCATCAATTTCTAAAGTATAAGCTCCTGTACCCCAAGGAGTCATATGGGTGACCAATCGTTGTGCTCCACCTTTAAACATATCCAAACCCAACGCACTAGAGTGTCTTAGATGGGACTTAATTAAGGAAAAGTTTTGATCTAACATTAAAATATTAGAAGCAACAACATGATTCACATCCATAGCAATAATAGTACGACCATTGTCATCATCAATTTTTTCTTGTGTCCTAAGTTCTTCTTTAATAGAAACGGAACACATACTATGTATTG